GCTTTGAATCGTCGGCTTGGGGACCGACGGCAGGCTAACCTTGCTCATGTCGATTGGTTGCTTAGCCATTCATCACCTCGGCATTACTTTTTACTCGGCATAACGCCGATCATTATTGATTGGGATTGGGGTTAGGAGTTGAAGGTGCGATCTAGGGCAGCTCGGCGCTCGGCATCGCTCATATCGCGCCAGCGCATAATATCTTCGATGTGACGGCCGCAGCCGATACAGATGAAATCGCTATCGACTTTGCATACGCTCACACAGGGCGATGCTACGGCTTCACCGGCCATGTGATATCTCCGGGAAAACCGGGCTGCTGGGGTACATCACGAAGCGCTTGGCGGTAAGTTTTCCAAGCCTCAACATCGCTGACCGGGGAGTCTGCAAGCACGGCAAAGTCGCTTTCGTTGAGTAGCGTATTGCGCTGACTGCGCGCTTGCCCTGCGGCAACCTCTTGCATGCGCTCATTAAAGGCGGAACGCCGCTGGGTGTGCTCATTCAAAAGCCGATCGTGGTCACTTTGGGTAATCTGTTCGGCACCGTTTGGCAGATCTGCTTCATCCGGCATGGTGCCAATGATCACAGCGGGGTACTGGCTGCGATCTACAAAACTTGCCGCAAGGGCACTCGATGGCCAAGCCGGTCCATGGCGTAGCGGATACTCGCTCGCCGGACGGCCATCCTTGGCATCGACGTGGTATGCCTTTACATATTTCATTGGGGTTTCCTCTTAGGGACGATGACTTGGTTTAGGTGAGGCGTAAACTTCACGCCCGATTCAATGGCAAGGCGTTTGCGTAATCGGTAAGTGCTGGCGTGGCGGCACATACCCAGATAGCTATTGATTCGTGAGGCCCAGCCGCGGCGATCCTCAAAGCGCTGATCATCGCGCCCAACCTTGAGCATATTATTGGTTGTACGCCGTCGCACGTAACGCCGGTAGGGCTTGAGAATATAGCCACAAAAGTTAATGCCACGATAGACGCTATTGCGCTGCGTTTTCTTTGGGTTAAAGCGTATCGACAAGCGCTCATCAACAAACGCTTGCATCGCACTGTAGGCCTGAGTCAAGTTTTTCGGGCATTGATCAATTAAGACCATGTCGTCCACATAGCGCCCATACCAACGAATTCCGAGCTCGCGTTTAATGTACTGATCGAGCTCGTTTAAGTAGATGTTGGCGAAAAACTGACTCGAGAGATTGCCAATGGGCAAGCCTCTGTCGCCGGCGTTGAAAAGACTTTTGTGCGGCGGAACCTGCCTAAACTTCCACTTCGGGCTGTTTATCAAAGGATCTGCCACCGGGTCGCGATAGAGGATCTGACTTGCTAAATCGAGCGTTATCCCGTCTGGGACGTGGCGTTTTAACAAAGAAAACAAAATGTCTTTATCAATACTGACAAAGAAGTTCGCCAAATCCGCTTGCAAAAAATGCGCTGGCTCTTGCCAACTTCTCGTTGCTTGGCGCATAAACCGATGCACGCGGTTCGCGCCCATGAGAATGCCTCGCCCAGGGATGCAGGCATAGCTGTCGTGAACAAAACGGCGATAGAATCTGTCCGCTATGCGGTTGTAAAGCACGTGGTGGACAACGCGGTCGCGAAACTGCGCGGCCCAGACTTCCCGCCACTTTGGGTACTCAATGACAAACGCAACCGATCGGCCGATTGTATAAGTTTGATCATTCAGCGCCCGCACCAAACTCATGAGATTACGCTCAAGATGCGATTCAAAGATTCGCTGCGAGTGCGTATTGCGTTTGTTTTGACGGCAGTCGAAGTACGCCTGAAAGACCTCCGGTGCAGTAAAAGCATCCTGATCGCCTGACGGCTCTGACTCTGTTGGAATTGTCCTTATTGTTGTTGTTCTGGTTGCCATTGTTGAAGTTCTGTTTCCAACTGTTAGAGGCGTCTTTCTCCGTAGAGGACCAGTAGTTATTGTCCTCCAGGGCGGTGAGCTGCCCACTGACACACCGCACCGAGGGACGCTAAGGAACCAAGGTGAGGCTGATAACCCTTTTGCAAAGTGCGCGCCCTTTGCAGGGGCAGTCCGTGATCAAGTAGCTCGCCGGATAAAGCCCTAGCCCTATCCGTTCTGGCCATGCCTGCTGTTTACCGGATGTCCTGCTTGGCGGTGCTTTGCGTCCTGCATCCAGCGATAGCCTTGACGGCCGATTGAGTCAGTCAGCTCTGCGGCCTGCGCATGCTGCTTTCGGCTGATTAAGTGCTGATCACTGCAAAGACGAACAAGAAGCTCTACCACCTGTAAATCTTCGAGCATCTGCTCAACGATTTCCGCTCGGCCCTTGCGGGCCGCATTGGCCCGGTAGACTTTGACCACCATCTCGACGCATGTATCAATGAGTCGCTGCCCGATCGCAGGTTTTAAGTCTTTCGGGAAATGCCGGGATAATCGCACCACCAACTCGCTTAGCTCATAGGTGGTTTTGTAGATGCCCGTCTCGGTTGTTTTCATAAAGTCATGAAGGGAAAAGGGTTAAAGGGCGATCCGCCTGACGGCTCTGACTCTGTAGGAATAGTCCTTATAGTAGTAGCTCTGGTAGCCATCGTAGAAGTACTGAAACCAACTGTTAGAGGCGTCTAGCTCCGTAGAGGACCAGTAGTTACTGTCCTCCAGGGCGTCACTATTGGTTCCTTGGAAACTTGTAATGCCTGTTTGAGCTGGATTACTCGTTGTGTAGCCTGAGCCATTGGGATCAGAGCTGTTGTTAGTGCCGTGCGTTGCCCCGTCACCACCAAAACCCGAGGTCGTGCGCGTGCCGTCGTTGTTGTCCTGCGTCGTGGGTTTGAAATGCCGGTAGATAAGTTCTAGCTCATCACGCGCAGGCAAGTACCAGTCGGTATACCCGTTGAGACCCGAACCCGCATTAAGGTTATTTTGTATCCACTCAAACGCCGGGAACTCTGAGAAATTTTCATACTGCGCGATGTAATCCATAATGGTCTTGCCATCAGAGAGATACTGCGCCCACGAAGCGGCTGTGTTGCTCGTGCGCCACTGGAATGTCCCTGCGCCCGTCTGGACACTATCGCCGTTACCGTCTGAGACGATGATGGCGTAGGTTTGGTTATCTTCATCGGAAACGACGTTACCGGCGTAGAAACCACCTTCATTTGCAAGACCAATATTCGACGTTATGTATTCAAAGAAAGCACTTGAGGTCGTAAACCCGCTATCCGGCGAATAAGAAGAAAACCCATAAGTGCTGCCCTTGTGGCGAACCTTGACCGTGTAGTTCTCTCCGCCTTCATTGAGGATGCCCGCCGGAACGGTAATGCTCTCTAGGTTGCTTGTATCCTCACCGGAGTCGAAAACATCAACGCCATCAGAGGTCCGGGTGATCACCCACTGCGAGGCAACGTGCGTGTCTGAGCCATTGACGACGTTAAACGCGGTTGACTCAATGACTGGCTGCTCGGGGATATCGGTGGCGCCATCGGCGGGCACTGTGATCGTAGGCTGATCGATGAAAATATCCGCGGTAGTAAATTGCGTTGGATCAGAAAAGGGTGAGCGAACACCATCGGCATCGGCGTACTGCACACGCCAGTAATGCGTGGTCAGCGTTGAGAGGTTGGTGCTCGGTGTATAGCTTGTCGCGCTGCCAGTGACTAACGTGTCCTCAATATCGGTCAGCGCTTGCGTGGTAATTGGCCCGCCCATGCCAAGGCCGTGGACGGTGCAATAGTATTCAAGATCCGTTGGTGCATCGAGCGGCACGACAAAAGTTGTTTTAGCCCCCGCACTACCCGGCGTTCCTTCGACGGTGACACCATCGGTATACTCGACATCACCCGTGGTCTGTATGCGCAGCGGATGGCCTGTGTTGGAGGCATCGCTTTGATCAAACACATAGGTACTACCGCGCGTTAACGTGAGCGCTGGGTTTTCAGCCCCATCAACATAAAAGACGTTGCCCGTCGAGCCACCGCCCTCGTAGAGCGTGCCGCTTGCCACGGTGATGGCTTTTGTCTCAGTGGTTGGCTCAGGGAAAGTGGGGCTTGTGTGGATCTGCCAGCGCGCTGAGGCCATCGTCACCCCATAGAGGCTTTGATAATCCGACGCCTCAAGCGTTGGGGTAAGAAGCGCACCGGTGGCGCCATCAGCGGGTGATTCATTCACCGGCTGCGTTAGCAGCGGGCGTGGCGGTGGCAGCTGATCCTCGCGGGCAAGCGAAAACCCACCGGCCTTTTGTCCGTCGTGGATAAAAACCCGTGTGGTATCCGGGTCAAAGGTAATCTCCCGATCGGTCCCGGTGAAGGTCTCGCGGTCAGCGGCGGGGACAAAGGGTAGCTTTAGCCGGCTCATGTAACTGCTCCTAAATCAATAACTACATCAGTAATCGTGCCGCCGGTAATCGCAACGGCGTTGGCGTTTTGTGTGGCGATATCCCCAAGCCCAAGGTTGGACCGAGAGGTCGCTGAGGAATCGAGATCCGCAAGGTTATTTGCGGCAATGAGCGCTGAGCTTGCGTTAATCGCATCAATCCACGCGCTGCCGTTGTAGACCCGCAGCGCGCCGGTGGTGGCGTTGAAATAAAGCGCGCCGGTCGCAAGCGCATCACCATCGTTATCCACGCTCGGGTCAGTTGACTTGGCGCCAAGGAAAGCATCATCAAAAGTATCAAGCCGTGTGGCAGCCAGCGAAGCGCTCTGTGCGGCGTTTGACTCAGAGGAGGCAGCGTTGCTCTCAGACTGCGCTGCTGCTGACTCAGAGGCCGCTGCGTTGCTCTCAGACTGTGCGGCTTGGTCTCGGCTTGTCTGAGCTTGCGATTCCGCCGACTCCGCATCTGTTTTGGCTTGCTCCGCGCCCGTGCGATCCGCCTCTGCCTTTGCCGCATAGTGCTTGGCGGAGAACTCGCCAGCGATAACCTCGATATCTTCGGTGTTATTGGCATAGGCCTGGGCAAGATCACGCGCGTCCGCCGCATCACTTGCAGCGGCCGGCGCTGAGCGGATGAACACAATGTCATCGGCTACGGTGCTGATGTCATCGCGATTATCAGAGGCGGAGATAATTTCCGATTCAATATTCGCAACGTTGCTAACGGCCGTTGTAATCCCGGCCACCGCCGTGATGGGGTTGAGGTTGGCGGATACGGTGTCAATCTGACTCGTTGATTGCGCGACATCGGTGACATCGGTGCTAATGCTCGAGACCGTTGTGACATCCGCGGCAATAACCGCAACCGACTCAACATCGCTCAAGCCATTGGCAACCGTTTGGTAGGTGCCAAGGTTGTTCACTGCGGTAATCACATAGCCATCAACCGACCCATCACCGCCCTCATCAACATCATCGACCGAGCCTAGGTCATAAATCTGATCGGTTGAGAGGTTCGGCGAGAGCAGATCATCGGCAACGGTGTTGATCGGCGCGAGATTTATGGCGACTGCGTTAATCTCGCTGGTATCGGCAGCAACAGTATCAACATTGTCGATCGAGGCTGCGACCGTCTCAATGTCTGAGCTTGTCTCGTTAAGATCAGCGGCAACGCTAATGACAGAGTTGATTGCTGAGGCAACTGAGCCCACGTCATTGATATCAGCGGCGACAATGCTGACATTCGCGATATCAGCGGCCACAGTGCCAATCGTATCAGCCCCCGAGAGATCGCCAGCGACCGCCGAGACATCTGCTATGTCCGAGGCCACGGTCCCAATGGTGTTTGTGCCTTGAAGATCGGTGGCAAGCGTTATGACATCAGGGTGGGTCGCGTAGTGCTTGGCCGAAAAGTCCACACCATCAACTGTGCCATTCGTCTTTGAAGCCCAGTCTTTAGCCAAATCACGCGCGCTCTCAGCGGCTTGACGCGCAGCTTCGATATCCGCCACGTCAATCGCCAGCGCCACCTTCGACTGATCAATCGTTGCCGTGCTGATATGACGCACTTCAACGACATACAAATTCTTGGTCGCTGGGTCTCGAAAGACATCGTTGACGAAATAATCTATGCCCGAGGCATAGTCCCCGCGCCACCCAAACCCGGAGAGCAGCGCCATATCCCCATCGGCATTAAAACCAACCACCTTGCCGCGACGCTGGGTGGCGGTGGCGGATATCTCAAAATTCGACCCATCCGCGACAAACTTTAGCGATCGATCAACCTCACTCTCAACGTCACTGAACGCCGAGGCGACCTGATCAAACTTCGCATCGACCTCATCCGCGCGCACTGTGGTGCCAGGCTGAAAGCGCTGAGCTTGGTTAGCGTTATCGTAATATCTAGCCACGACGTAACCTCCGGGGTTCGTAATTCAAGGTGTAGCCATAGAGGATGTGCGGCAACGTGGTGCCGGTTGAGAACACCGAAAAACCAATCGACTCGCCTGAGCCCGCGACATCGACCGGCTCGTTGGCCAGCACAGGCGCGGACCACGCGAAGGCATCCCACGCGTCCACATTCCAAAGCCCGCCGGTGTTTTCATACTCTAGGAAAAAGCGCAGCTGGCGCGCGCTCTCGGTATCGCCGTAGTCAAGCTCAGGGCGCACGGAGATCGTCTGCTCGGTGCCCGAATCAATATCAAAAAACGCCCGGCGGTAGCGCTTCTTCACGCCAGGGCCATTGAGGTCGGTGTAGGCCAACGTCAAAAACCCGGTAATCGGCTCGCCGTTAAACGACGGCGCATCGTTATCCATGCGGTAGACATTCCCGGCCTCATCCCCAATAAGCAGGATCTCCTCACCGCCATCAGTCTCGCCGCCGTGGGCAGCACTGATTTGGATCGGAAACTCCACCGTAGTCGGCCCGGCTGGCGACCAGTAAATGCCACTCTTATCGTTAAAGAACAACCGATACTGCGCCCGGCGCTTGGAGACCATTGAGGCGACGACTCGCTCGCTGTAGTTATCTTGGGTAAATAGCGGCTGTAGCGGCGCACCGGGGAGGCTCGGGCTAAAGTCACCAAAGTCGTTCGAGGCTTGAAGGCTTGTGATGCCAC